TCATCTGTTGTTATGGAAAGTGACTGCTCAAGCAGATTTTTAACCTCTAAATATGCCAGGTACATCTCTTGGGTCATTTCGGCACCCTCTAAAGAGTTATACATATGAATAAAATTAGCTACACTCATAACCACACCGCCTTGCACTGATCCGTTTTAACTTTTGAGGGACACGTCCAGCCTTTGTAAGGGTTGCCTGTTTTAGTGCTCTTACCCTCTTTATAAATCATACGGCCGTGGTTACAAATAGGAGATGACTCTATAACCTCGCCTCCTAGTTGCCCTGCCAAGCCCTCTACGGTGGCTGCTAGCGGTACTGCAGTGCCCTCGGGCTCTTTGCCAATACTCCAAAAGTCCGGTGTGCTAGCAGGCTGCTCGACCTTTTCCATATCTTGAACAGTACTGCGGGCTTTGTGCTCCAGGCTTGGCGTTAGCAGGCCTATAACTCTGCCGTAAGCGCTTGTAATTGTGTCCTCTACAAACCATTTTTTAAGATTAGCCGGGTAGGTTGCCACGTTGCCATAGGCATAGTCCACAGCGCTAGGTAAGTGATCCTCGTACTCTTTGTATGCCTCAGCTTTAATAAGTATCCAGCCCTCTTTAAGGTTTGTGTCCTCAACAAAGGCAATTAACCGACCGCTGGGGAATTCGGCCCTAAAGCGTTTAATACGGCTGTTTACGTCCTCGTAGTTATCCAAAAAACTCATTGTGATGCTCCAAACTTGAGTACAGGGGACTCAGCTTTAATAGCTGCCTCAACCTGCTCAGCTAGTGGAAATACAGTGCCATCCGGCCAGTTGCTTACAAGATTACGGCACTCGCCACAGTAGGAGCGCACGGTGCCTTTAGCTTTAATTGTTACTGAGGTAATAGTTACTACTGCTTGGCGCTGAGCCTTTTCGTGCCAAGTAAATACGCCATTAACTCGGCGACCGCCCCACGCATCTTTGCAGTAATCGCAAAACACCCCGGCTTTGGCTGTTGTAATCATCGTTGCACCGACTTAGCGCCACGGCGGTAGCCCATTTGTGTGCCGATTTTCTTGCCCTCGTTAAAGCCTTTTGCATAAAAAAGCACGGCTGTGATCGAGGCAACGATAAACATATAAATTAACACTTGTATCTCTAGTGCTGTACTCATTGTGTTACGCCCTTTGGTAAGGCCGATACGATCTAAACCCTGAGAGCATAGCCCGGCTCGGCAGTTAGTGGTACACCATAAGGGTAAAGCCACCCACCGACAATATGCCTACGACACGCTGGGAGGTATTTCCTCTTTCCAAGGTTTAGACTTAAGCCCATTACTAGCTAACACGCCACCTAGGGAACCAGTAAGGAAAACCGTAAGCGTAGTAAGTAAGTCAATAAATGCTCGGTCATTAGGGGCTTGTGCACTTACCGGCTGAGTTACAAAGATAAGCGCGTAGAGCATCCCAAACACAGACATACCAAAAACAACTGCAAGGGTAGCGCCAATAAAAACTATTAGCCGGGCGTGTAAATCCTCAGGGGTTAGGCGAGACATAGACATTTTCGGGGAGTAAGTCCTTTGAGCACGTGCCCGTAATCTCACAGCGCGGCGGCTGGCACTCGGCCTTATTCCAATTCTCGTACTCTTGGCACTCATACCTTACCCATCCCTGAAAACCGCACCCCGATAGGAGCAGACTCCCCAAAATTGCCCCTATCAGGGCTTGCATTAGTTAGCGCCTACGCCAAATTGCTTTTCGCTAGGGGCGAGAGCTTTAAGGATTGGCCCTACTAAACCTGCGATAAAAGCATTAGCCAAAGTTTTAGGATCAGTAATACCTGAAAGGTATAAAGCTCCTACGCAACTAACTGCAGCTCTCACATAGGAGAGTCCAGCGGCTTTAAGTTGTTCACTCATTTTTGTACTCCATCTAGCCCTAATTTAGTTATTAGTTGTTTTGCCTTCTCAGGGGTTATTGCCACCTCGAAGTGCATTTCATCTTTTCTTTTCCAGTTATCAGCACCGCCCCAAGTGAGGCCGTACTTTTTAGCTAGAGCTTTAATCATCGGTACTTTCTCGGCTGGAAAAGTGCCAGCCTTAGCGAGTGGGTGTTTAGTTGCATTAAGGTCTATGGCTGTTCCCGAGCTGTGATTACTTAGCTTGTCGGTAGTACCGCGTACCATCCGGTAGCAATAGCCCCAGTCATCGAGAGCACCGCCATCTATCGGCTCAATAAGCGCGTGAAATTCTGCGGCAAAGGCGGCAATAAGTGGGCCGCATCCCTCAGCGCATCGCAGCTTAAGGTTTGTGCCCTCAACCTTGTAGCTAGTTATGCGGATCTCGTCCGGATCCTTAGAGGCTTGCCAGCCGTTATAGCTTGTCTGCATTGGCTTGCATTTCATCATAAGTAGATTTAAGCATCGAAGTATATTCCCCATTGCCTCGGTCAATAATGGCGTGAGTTACTTTGCCTTCTAGGCTATCAACTTCAATAAAAGTTACATTATCCATTTTACAACTCCGCACTTAATCCGACATAACCTGCCGCATTATTATTGTTTAGTAATCGGCAAGGTCTAAAGGCAGTACCAGCAGTTCCAACAGTAAATAACAAAGTTTGGTTTTTTAGGCTGTTTTGGTCGAGGGCTAAGTTTGTTACTGCAACTACTCCACTACCATCAGTTAATTGGACTGCCAGGTTTGCATAATCTAAAGATGATGGTGTCGTTCTTAAAGTGACTGGATAATCCATAAGAATATAACCTGTTGTAGTTCCACCATAAGCACCAAAGGCATAAGCAGAATAAGCACCTGGTCCAGTAAATCTAAAGTAATACCTTTGGCAAGCAGCCAATTCACCCTGAATACCAGAACCAGTACGAGCGAAAGTTGTAACAGTTCCAATTTCTAACTGCACTCCAGTTACCTCGATATAGTCTGCTGCTCCAGCAGTTCCAACAGGTGTAAAGTAAATGAGAGCAGCCAATTCTGTCGCTGTTGCTGCAACTGTTCCTGCAAGTGTGTAACGTACCCAACCTGTTGTAAGGCTTGGACTACTTGTCGCAACTGTTGCCTCACCTGTAAATCCTGCTCCGAAGTCTCTACGCTGGTCTGTTCCAGTTCCAGAGTAAAGAGTGGCTGTAACTGTTCCTGATAAGTTTGCACCTTTACGAGCATAAAAGGACAAAGTGACTGCCTGACCTGCAAAACGTATTGAATTGCTAGTCTCTATTGACTGGGATATTCCTACAAGGTTTGTGTTACTGGTCGCATTATTTCGTTGAGCGCGCATACAATATTGGATAGTAGGTAAGTTAGTTGTGTCGCTTGTTGTTTGTCGTGTAAGAGTTTGACCTGAGTTTGTGCCTGTATACCAGCGATCAGCGGTATAAACACCTGTAGCTGTAAAGGACGTACCGCGTTGCCATACGTCAAACCCACCGTTAATAATCGCGTTTTTACCTGACGAGGTAGTTACCGACTGACCTAGCAGGTTAATTGTGCCTGTAATATCATTAACATCACTAGCGGAATAGACATCGCCGTTAGCGTAGGTTGTTTTCATTGGCCAGCCTGTTGCCATTAGTTTGCCCTCCTTAGGGGTTTAGTAGTTAGCATCTATTAACGCCTCCTGTGTAGTAATTGTTGTATCCCAGCTATTAGCCGTAATATCGTGAGCAATACCTTGGCACTGCAAAGTTTTAGTAATAACGCTTGTGGACTGGCCATAGTTAGTTATCTGCATAGTGTCGAAATAATCGAGATCAAGGGCCGCAGCTACTCCAGTGGTGTATTGCAGAGTTACAAGATCAAGGGTTATGGAGGCAATAGTGAGCACTGCATCCTTGCGGGCTCCTACGTATGCCGTTGCTAGTGATAACGCCACACCTGTAGTTTGCATCAACATAGACTCAGCCGTAATAGCCCGAGTGAAGTAAGCGGCGATAGAGGTAGCATCCGAGTACGTTTGAGCAGCTAACCCAATAGGCGTAACTGTTGCCTTATTAACTATTGCCTTATCGTCAAAACTAAACTTAATACCTGAGTAGTTAATAGGTGTAGTGCCATCGTTATTAAATACCACTGGGGGAGCGCTCTGCGCGTTATAGCAATAGGTACGGTTCTTAAATACAGCGTTGCCTGCACGGTCAATATAAAAGGCTCCGGGTCCCTCTGTAAATTCTACCGTTTGGCAAGCATCGAGGACTGTTCGAGTGCCGCCCGGATCTACTTGGCACGT